CTTTGGTCAATGGCTATGCTGGTTCGATGGGCGGCATGATGCTGGCCGGTACAGATAGTCTTCTGGGAACCTTTGGTGTTGTGCCGAAGAAACCCTCCGGTGTCTTTGGCGACAGTGTCACCTCAAAAGCAGCGTCTACGCTGGGCATTACTCGCTTTGTCAAAGACAGGGCGGCTGACCCTGCCAATCAATTCATCTCAGATTTTTACGAGTTGAAGAGAGAGGCAGACGAGATAAACAGAGGCATAAATCGTCTACGCGAAGAAGGAAACTACGAAGCCGCAATGGAAATGCGGAGAGAAAATCGTTCTTTGCTTGGCGTCAGGAAGCGGCTGAACCGCAAGTATCAGCAGCTTAATGAAATCAATGACAGGATATCAGGAGTAAGAAACAGCGGACTTGAACCTGAGGTGAAACAGTCTAGAATTGACAGTCTAATCCAACAAAGAAACAGAGTCGTCTCTGATATGGCGAAGATAAAGAAACGAATACGAGGAGATTGATATGTATACAGCACATATTTTCTTCTGCTTGATGCTTGGAACTGTCCCAGAGTGTGGTGTAGCTGACGACACAAAGGGGCCATATGAAGACCAACAAAAATGCGTTGTAAGGCTCAACGAGATGAAAAACACAATAGAGACCACAGTTCCGTGGATGAAAGTTGTGGCGGGTAGATGCGTTGACGGCAAGGGAGAGTTCACCTGATGGTCTGGTCAGCACTCATATCACCGTTGGCAAGCCTAGCGGGAACATACCTCAATGGCCGAATAGATAAGGCCAAAGCAGAAACAGAAGCCAAAGTAGCCACCGCCACAGCCAAGGCGACCATCATGAAGAAGGTCGCAGCTGGTGAGATGGAATGGAACCAGACATGGGCTGAAGGCGCACAGAGCAGCTGGAAGGACGAGTGGCTGACCATTCTTGTGTCTATCCCGCTAATCCTAGCTTTCACGGGTTACGAGGACGTGGTCATGCGCGGCTTCAACGCCCTTGAAGCGATGCCGGACTACTATAAGACAGCAGTCGGCGTCGTGTTCGCAGCTTCCTTCGGTATTCAATCAGTCACAAAGATGTTCAAGAAGTGATGGAGTGGTGGGAAGCGTGGTTGGTTCTAATGATTACCACCAACACTGCCGTCAATGTGTTGCGCTGGCTCTTGTCAAAGAAACAGTCATAAAGATTATCCTCAAAGGAGAGAAACGATGGACATTGAGCGGTTAAGGGAAGAACTTGTGATTGATGAGGGTATCAAGCATGAGGTGTATCTCTGTTCACTTGGACACAAAACGATGGGAATCGGAAGATTGATTACCAAGGACATGGATGAGTGGGACTTAGAAGTAGGAGACCCTGTCACCCCAGAGCGTGTTGCTGAGTGCTTCGCAGAGGATGTAAAGAACTGCATCTCCGACTGCCGCAACATCTTCAAGGACTTCGATGCCATGCCTGAGATAGCACAAAGATGCTTCGCAAACATGTGCTTTCAATTAGGTGCGCCAACCTTCAAAAAATTTCGTAAGGCAATCCGATTCGCAGAGGAAGGTGATTGGCAGTCCTGTGGCGAGGAAGTTTTGCGTTCGCGTTGGGCTAAACAAACTCCAAATCGCGCCAAGCGAATCTCCGATAAACTTGTCATACTATCTGTGCCGTCCTGACGTGTCAGGATATGACAAAATCATACAAAGTGGGTGTAACCTATTGAAATCATTAGGAAGTTGTGGCGGGAGTGACGCCATTAAAACCTAATATATTCAGTAGGTTACAACCAATTGTATGACTATTGTATGACACGCACCTTAGGATTACCAATAAGGCTTGAACCAACCTCGGATGACTTGTGCATAAAGTCCGGTTGGAACTTCGCGTAGTGGTCCTGAGTAATTTTTGTATTTTTGTGACCGAGGTATGACGACACCTCATATATAGGCACACCAGCCTTGACCATGTGAACGGCACAGGTGTGACGTAGCGCATGTGGGCTACAATCTTTCAGACCAGCACGGTCTACTGCTTTGCGGAACTCGTTATATACACTGGTCAATGGGCGTCCGTTTTTCTCTACCAGATATCCGCTCTGACTTTTTTCTATTGCGTCCATCAGGTAGGGGCGCAGACCAGTCGGCATCTTTATGACAGAGCGTGGCTTGTGACGACCCTGTATAGTCGGGTCGCGGAAGTCGATAATGTTGTCATTAAACAGCACCCGGTCAGAGGTCAGCCCTAGTATAGCACCGCTACGCGCAGCCGTCGAAACAGCTATCAGTGTCCACAGCCTTAGATGATATGACTGACAGGCATCAAGGAGATGGTCTATCTCTTCTTGCGTTAGGTATCGGTCGCGCACACCACTTCCTACTTTGTAGAATTTGAATGGTGTCCACTCAATCAGTTCTTCCTGAACACAGTAGTTCAAAGCCGCGCTAAGAACGTCAAGTTCGCGTGACGCTGTCTGGGGTTTTACCCCCCGTGAACGGATATACTGCTTTGTGTCTTGGCGTGTCAGGTCCGCGACCCTGATGTCTCCCAAATGTGTAAGGAGTTGCCTTACAATACTGTTATGACGCTTCATGTTGTGGTGAGATGTGTTCCTCGCCAAAAGTTCGGTAGTATATTCTTGAAGAACTTCCGACATCCGTGAGAAGGCTACGCTCTCGCCGCTTGCCTCTCCATCGACAAACCCTTTAAATTTTTCCGCTGCTTTCTGCGGGTCATTTGTCCCAAGCGATACCCACTTTTGTATGGTTCGCCACTTGCCGTGGCGCATGGTTCGCTCGTTCCATGTGGCCTCAAACTTTCGTCCCTGTCTTTGTACGAGTCTGTACTGCATCGCATATCTCCTTCCTCATATTTGTGAACGCTACGCATACAAATTCTGACTGAACGACCTATTTTATAGGCTGTCAACCTCTCACTTTTGACAAGGCGTTCAACAGTGCGGCGAGAAACGCCCCACCTCTCCTCTAATTCCTTTATACTAATGACATATCGCTCCACAACTTCACCTCTAACTGACATAATAAACTCTATTTATGACTGTCTCTGTTTAAGAGATTGTCTAAACTCATTTACGAGATTATCCATCTCATATCTCACGGCATCATTTCCCACAGCAGCCAACTCAGACCGGCTACCAATACCAAGAAAAGTTCTAAGTGCATTAGCCGTCTCCTGTTCCGGCACACCAAATCCCCAAGCATAAAATCCATCTTCACCCGCGCGCCGTTCCATATATTTCTGAAACTTGTCGTCCTTACAAAGCATGACTGACCGCTGAATGTATCTTTTAGAGGGGCTGTCCTGCTGCTCAATGTACTCTGGATTATCGTAGTCCATTGCCTTGAGTCCGATAGCAAGAGGCAGACCTGTCGGTGCGAACACAAGCCAGTCCGCAGCACCAAACTCCTGAACCGTCAGTGTCAGTTGCCACAGTCCATCGGTCGTCTGCCTGATGGCATGCTTCTTTGCTTCAAAGCCGCTGACATCTAGGAAGGCTTGCTTCGGTACAGGCTTCATTCCAACTCCTCATAATACACTGCGCGATAAGCCTCGCGGATAAGGTGGGCAACAGACACCTGCCTTCCCAACCTCTTGGACTCATCGAAGGATATCTTGGCCAAGACCTCCCAGTCACTGACTGGCATGAGCAAGTTATAGGTCTTTGTCTGCTTCGCTAATTCTGGGCGTCCCATTTGTTTCACTCCACAAATCTTGGGCCACCTGCATTGCGTCTATTCCCTCAAACACCCAGAACAGGCGTTCACCTTCCTTAGTCGTATGCAGTCTGTGATGACACTCCCCACAAAGAGGGACGGTCCACTGGTCACCTACCTTCTGACCAAAGCCTCGCGGCTCTGCGAACTGAATGTGATGAGCGTGACATGGTGGACCCTTCCCACAAACTAGGCAGGACAGTTTCCTGACCCTGCCTAGATGCGGAGGAAGCCTTACTTTCTGTATCTCAGAACGGAATCTCATCATCCATTGACTGGTTAGTCGCTGCCGTTTGGATAGGCGGAGGCGCGCTAGGATTTCCCTGCGGTTGTGGAATGCTCAAAGACAATGACATATAGGGTTGCCCTGCCTGAGACTTCTTCATCCATCCTGCCAGCCGATACTTCTGACCCTCGACTTCGCAATCACCCGTATAGTCGGGCTGGTTTTCTCTCTCCTTGCGGTCATTCTTAAACAGTCGACCCCTAAGGTTATTGTCATACTCAGCCATTAACTTTCCTTTCCATGTACTGGCAATGCATCTCTCAGCTTTTGCATAGCTGACCTCAAATCCTGATACTCAGTCTCTGATTTTGACTTGAGACCTTCAAAGAAATCCCTCTCCTGTATCAGCAATTCATTTAACTCGACCTTAGTGGTGCAAGCCTTTGCTCTCTTCGCAAATTCCTCTGCCGTCATAGCAACCTTTGCCTTCTTGCTGTTTGGCCTAAGTTCAACAACCTTCTCTGCACTCTTTGCAAAACCTATCTCTTCGACAGACGCCATCTGCCCACCATGCAATCCTAGCAACCCAAGCATTCTTCCTGCCGCGCTCGTCTCTGCATTCTCGACGGCGCTGGTTTTATTAACGGAAGAGGCATCGCGATATTCTTCAGCAGTGCCGACAGATTTTACACCCTTCATCTGCACGATTTCATTGCCGTCTTCGTTAATGATTATATCGACCTCTTCGGCCAAGTAAGAACGAGCGACAACCCTGTCCTCAAAAACATCAAGGCGTGTGAACATTGAACATAGGGAGTCTATGTCAGCCCGTTCAAACTCTCTGCGAAAAACCTCGACCCTCAATGGAACGGTGGAATACTCTTTGCCCCTGATGTTTTCCTTGCCAGTGGTGCTTGAGGACAAAATCTTTTGCAGATTAGATATCTTATTAGACACTGTTCATTAACTCCGTCATGAATACCTCTGACTGATATTGTTTGCAGAAAGCAGAGACATCACAAAACCTCTGACATCTAACTGGCTCTGACTTTCTTTTCTCTACCCTGACTGCCGTCTTGGTCTTGTAGGAAAGTGCCTCGTCCTCATTCAGAAACAGTCGGAGTGTCTTACCTGTCTTTTCGGATACAACTGCATACTTAGGTGGAGACATCCACCTCTCTTCGTCTGTGCAGAACGGCAACTCTTCTCCAAAGTGGAGACTAAGCCGTTGCTTGACATATTCCTCTGCCTCTTCTTCAGGCCAAAGTTTCATCTCAAATGTGGGGAACATAGTTTCTGGGTATGAGCCTGACACTCTTTTGTCAGACCAGTCCCGTATTACGGCGCTGATGAACAGTCGGAGCGGCTGCATATCATTTTGCCTAAGAAGGAATGCATATATATTGAGTTGACGTTCAAACTCTACGAGGTCTGTTTGAGCCTTCCATGCTGGCATGACCTTGTAGTCCCAGATATTGACACCGCCAATGTCTGGTTGAATGGCGTCGATGGCACCCGACACAACCTTATCATCTACCTGCGCGTAAAAACGCCGCTCGGTAATCCAATTGTCAGGAGCATACATCTCCATGTGATGATGCCAAGCGTCACCCAGCTTGGCAAACCCACGCGACAGCTTATCATATTCAATCTGGTCTCTGAACTCACGCTTCAAACGATGGACGCGAGGTGAATCCTTCAATGCGGTCGCGCTAATATCTGTCGGTATTGCACCGGCATCATAGCCGTCAGCTTCTAGATACCGCTCCAAAGAGGCTGGCATGAATGTCCTGTTCAATCTCATACAGGAAACATGCCAGCCAATTTACCTGAAGTCAACAATTTATGAGATGCATTACTCTAAAATTGCAACGTGCAATCTCAATTAGAAGTCCATTGCCCTGCGAATAAGACGGCCATTAACTTCGAAGTTGCCATCTAAGTGAACGCGCTTATCAGACATAAGAACGTCATCCGAAACATTGATGTCGTCAGTACCCGAAATCCTCTCACACCATCTTACATATGTTCTGCCATCGACCACGATATGGTAGACACCTTTCATGCTGACCTCGCTTACAGTGGTAAAAAATCCAGTCACATGCTGTGAGTCTTGCATTGCGTCACATTGCGAACCCATTACAATAACGCAGTAAGGGTCTTTTGCAGCAGACACTCTGGGGGTCGACGCTCTGTGACAAACGATGTTGCCGGTCGGTTCTGTAGGACGTGCCTCACCTTCAACTAACTCCCAATATGGAAGTATCTTATAATCTGACAGGTCAACGC